AAACAGAGAAAAAGCATATTGCTCCAGCACTTCATCTTTATGAAGGTGAGTTAAAGGCTGTTTCATTTTTACCAATGGGAAATCAAACATTCCCTCAGCAACCATATAGCAATATTACAAGAGAAGATTATAACTCTTATGTTGGAAAGATTGCAAAGATTGATTGGTCTGCAATATATGATGGCGTAGAAAATCTAGAGGCACAGGGTGAGGCTTATTGCAGCACAGATGCCTGTGAAATTAAACTTTACTAAGGGAAAAAATGAAAAAAATATGGGCTTCAATTGCAATTTTTGTAGCAGTTGCAGGAATGTTATTTGTTGTAGACAAACCAAATAAAAACTGTATAAATCTTTATGTTGACTATGGGGTTTTAGATAATGGGAAAAAAATAACAAAATGTATAGAAGCATCTAATAACACAGTTGCTTTAGATATTTTAAAAAGGGCTAACCTTAAAATAGAAGGAACTAATAAGTATGGTCTTGGTGTTGTGTGTAGGATCAATGGACTACCAAATGAAAAAGCAGAGTCTTGCGAAACAATGCCACCAGCAGAGGCATATTGGGCAATTATAATTAAAGAAAAACAAAGCGTTCCTCTTCCAATTAATGAGTGGGGCTGGGGACAACTAGCCGTTGATCAACAAGCATTAAATCAAGGAGATTCAATAGGGTTAGTTTGGACTGGTCCGACAGGAGAGTTAAAGTTTCCATGAAATTAGCCTCTAAGAACCTAGATAGTGTTATAGGGTTTCCGTTACAAAAACATAAACCAGCATCTATTCAAAATGTATTTCAACTGGCTATAAATTTGTTTGTAATTTATATAGCCAATGAAATTACAGTTGATATTTGGCGTTCTTTGACAGGGCATTGAAATAATCTTATAAATTAATCTCTACCCTGCTATAATAAGGTTATAGGAGAAAAATGTCTAACCCATCAAATTTATATGCAGAAAAGATATACTCTGAGCATCCGCTTGTTCTATGGGCATTAGATGATACGGTTGACTATAAAAGTTTAATTTCTGAAGCACAGCGCAATCTTGCAACTTTGTGGACACCAACAAACGCTACTCTTGCAGCATCTGCTGTAGATATAGACAAGCCTTTTGTAGATAGCCATTTATCAAGAATTCGGGTTAACGTTCCAGTATCAGAAACAATTGAGGCGTCAATTATTAGTCCAAACATACTTAATTTTAATACTCTTGCAGATCTTGGAACATTTACCGTTGGCGCATATTTTTATTCAAATAGTTTATTTTTACAAACAGTGTCAATAGGTTATGAATATACAGATCCAGCGACGTCAACGATAGTTCAAAATTTAAAAACCTTTACTAGCACACTTTATCAAAAGTGGGGATTTATTTCTGAAACTTTTGAAATACCAAATGTTTCTGCACAACTAAGGCTTGTTTTTAAAATTAAAGTTTTTGAGGGATCAGCAACATCTGCAGACAACGAATTTTATATAAATGGCATTACTTTGGGGCAGTGGAATGAAGAATTTAATACTTATTCTTTAAACGGAATAACAGAAACTACAGTGCCATCAAACATAAGCATTTATGGTGGTTATGATGCGGTAGAAGCACAAGCATACGGAATTGCAGAAGACTCTGGATACTATATCACTGAGGGTGGTTTAAAATGTAAAAATGCAGGGATTCCTTTAGTTTACGGTGCAAGTGGAGTTACAAGACTAGAGCCAAACACTGACGCATCCTTAATACTTCCAGGCAAAGGATTTTTAAATAAAAAAGGTCAGTACAACGACTATACAATTGAGTTCTGGGCAAGAATAGCAGTAAATACATCTACACCATTTAAAATATTTGGACCAATAGCCTCAGAAGATGGATTATATGTTGAAGACGGATTCTTAACATTAGTTATTGGCGATCAGTTTGCATCACACTTCGTTGGTGAATGGTTTAGGCCAATGCTTATTCATATTCGTTTAATTAGAGATTCTGCATCTTTATTGGTTAATGGTGAAGAGGTGTTGTCGTTATCTTTAGATACCGCAAGTTTAACTCTTCCAGAAGAACTTGATAACAGCGGAGACAGTCAAGATTGGATAGGATTTTATGCAAGCAATAACGTGTATCCCTTTGAAATTGACTGTGTTGCTACATACTCTTATCAGGTTCCAGTTACCGTTGCAAAACGCAGATGGGTTTATGGTCAAGGAGTTGTTTCTGCAGAAGGAATTAATTCATCATATGGAGGAACAACTGCTTTTATAGATTATCCATTTGCCGATTATACTGCTAACTATAATTATCCAGATTTTGCTGGCTGGGATCAAGGAAGTTTTGACAATTTAGCAACCACTCAAACAAGTTTAAGAACACCAGAATATTCCTTACCAGAAATATTTCTAGGCACCAAGACATTACAAGAATTATACGATGATAACAAAGATGTACAAGATAACGAGTCTGGTCCAGTCATTACAGATAAATTCTTGTCTTTTAAACCTAACAATACCTGGAATTCTATTGAGTCATATATTAATTTTTCAAGGTTTAACTTATTGTCAAGCGAAGTTGAAACTTGTTATGGAGTTTTTAGTTCTCACAACCTAGCGTCAGATGAAATATTGTTTAAAATATACAACCCTCTAAATAATAATTATTTTACAATTCTTAAAGACGGAAATTTAATTAAATATTCTTTAACCTATAATGGAACTACGCAATTATTATTTACCTCTAGCGCAATAACAGCCAACAGTCTTTTTGCAGTTGGATTTAATATAAAAACATTATCAGAGAAATTTGGCAGTGACGTAAATTCATTTTTTGGAAATCAAAGTTCTTTAAAGATGTATGTGTGTGGAGACGACTCTGGAGAATATACTTTTACAGGAAGACTCTATTCTGTTGGGTTGGGGACAACAAGAAATTCTACAAAAATAACAACTTACATTGACACAGATGGTTTTATTGAATTAGACAAAGGGCAAGAATTAATTGATCATACAGCAAGTTACACAATTCTTCCATCAGAAGCATATGAAAAATATTTCTTAGATATAGGCGTTGCAGGGTACTGGCAAGACTATCTACCACTTTCTTACTTTGCTCAATTTGTAAAAAATAACAGTGGTCAAGAATTTTATGAGATAGACTTTTTACAATTTAACTTAGGATACCCAACAACAACCACTTTACAGCAAGAATCTGGAGCATCTTCTTATTATTATAATACAGAAGGCGCACAGATAAAAAGTTATGTAACCTTTCAATATGTTGCAGATGGTGCAAACATTCCCACTTCTTTTGCTAATGAAGAACAACCAGATGAGTATAAAGTCCTTGACTTAAATAACTACGAAGACTGGGAAACAACAAGGTTTGAGATTTTAAATAATACATTGATTTATCCAATTAAAACTATAGACTTTAATAAACTTGCAATTGTCTATAGTCTTGAATTTAATAGTCGTGGAGTTTTAACTAAGCCAATTTTATTAAATAAACTACAGTTGGCCTCTCAAGCATTTAACGACAATTCTTTTAATCCAGTAGGAACAAGGTTTGGAGTAGACCTATTTCCATATAAAAAGAATGGAATTTATTTTGACTACAAGTCTAAGAATCCATTTAGCATATATAAAGAAAGCACCCCATACTTATATTTGACAAAAACATCTGGAATTGAAGTTCGTGGTGAAATAAATATTCTAGAAAATCGTGGACTAAATCTACCAATTAACAAAGAATTGGCAACAGACTACAAGGTAAGCGCTATGCAGTTGTGGTTGAGATATGACCAAGATGCGTTTCCAGCAACAGCAACAGAGATTTTTGAAATTAATCACAAGAGTGGAACCTTAAAGTTTTACTTGCAGGCAAACAGCGCTGACCTAGATAGAGGCAGAATATTTGTTTTAAATCAAAATGGTGTGCCTTACAATGGTGTTGGATTTTATTTAAATGGTAGTCTAGTAAGAGAGCCAGTCCTATCTCTTAAAGAGTGGTCTTCAATAGGAGTAGCATTTTTAACATCCCTTGTTTATAACTCATATCTTGGAAGCATAAATCTCACGGGTCCAATATTATTTAATAACATTGCATATTATCAGGCAAATAGCCTACTAGAGGTTGAAAGCAGAACCTTTAGGCCTTGGTTCCAGGTATTAACAGACGGTATCACGACAAATGATTGGCAGTTCTGGTTTAATAACTTTACTTGGGACGGTATGTTAGTAATAGGATCATCAGAGTTTTATGGTATCAACCCCTCAGATATTTATAAAACATATATAGGCACAAATAAAATAATTGTTGATGACGGAGAAGGCCTAGTCTATCAACCTGAAAAATTAAATGTATATGCAGATACAGAATGGTCAACTAACGTCTCCACACCAGTATAGTCTGATATACTTATGGTTATGGAATCCTTAATTAATCCAAAAACTGGTAAACCTTATGTTAAAAATGTGCGTCGTCAGGTAATAGATAAGCATTATGACTGGGGTCTTTATGTATATAAGACATCTACTGGTAAATGGTTTACAGACGGAGATGGCTCAGTTTTAAATATACCGTCTGACCGTGGAGATCTTTCAAAAATTGCAGAATTAAAAAAGGTTGCAATTCATCACGGAGATGATGGACTTGGTAAGGCCGTATTTGTTCCAGGACTAACTCAGGTTAGTGAAGAAGAATATTCTGAACAAAAAGCAAGATTAAAAGAAGGACTAATTCCTTCAATGAATGACTTAGGTGCTTGGCATGCAGCACAACAAACATTAGAAAAGCATGGAAGAGGGGCTATAGATGAGTGAAGAGCAATACATCCGTGCAAGTCTTAACACAGAAGAAAAAGAAGACAATATTTTTAAATCCCATGATCCATTTAATAAAAGTTGGGATGTTTTAAAAGATTACGTTGGGCTTGACCAAAACTTTCGTCGTAGAACAACACGCAATTTAACAAAGTATGCTGCACCTGAATTTAACGCTGCTTATTTAGACGCAGCAAATGCAACTCCTTCTGGAGTAAATGCGGGATCAAAACAAATCAATCCTGGCACGGTATACAGAAATGGTTATGGACTATTTGACGTAATTACCCCTCCATATAATATGTATGAACTAGCAAACTTTTATGATACATCATTTGCTAACCATGCTGCTATTGATGCTAAGGTAGAAAACGTTGTAGGTCTTGGATACCGTTTTGATATTTCAGATAGAACGCTATTAAGGTTTGAAATGAACGATGACGCAGAAGCGGTAGAACGTGCTCGTAATCGTATTGAAAGAGCCAAGATTCAACTACGTGACTGGCTAGAGAATTTAAATGATGATGATAGTTTTACAAAAACAATGGAAAAAGTCTATACAGATCTTCAAGCAACAGGTAATGGATTTATTGAGGTTGGTAGAACAACTGCTGGAGAGATTGGATACCTTGGTCACATTCCTGCAACTACTGTTCGTATACGACGCTTACGTGATGGATTTGTGCAGATTATTGGTCAAAAGGTGGTTTACTTTAGAAACTTTGGAGCAAAAAATGCAAATCCTCTAGGTACAGATCCAAGACCTAATGAGATTATCCATCTTAAAGAGTATTCACCTTTAAACACATTTTATGGTATTCCAGATATTATTTCAGCAATGCCATCTCTTATTGGAGATCAACTTGCTTCTCAATATAATATTGACTACTTTGAAAATAAGGCTGTTCCACGATATGTTGTAACTTTAAAAGGTGCAAAACTATCAGGAGACGCTGAAGACAAAATGTTTAGATTTTTACAAACTGGTCTTAAGGCTCAGTCACACAGAACCCTTTATATACCGCTTCCTGGAGATACAGAGGGCAATAAGGTTGAGTTTAAGATGGAGCCAATTGAAAACGGTATACAAGATGGCTCATTTAAAGAGTATCGTAAACAAAATCGTGATGACATTCTAATTGCCCATCAAGTTCCTATTTCAAAACTGGGTGGTGCAGACTCTGCAGGTATAGCAGCAGCACTTTCTCAAGATCGCACATTTAAAGAGCAAGTATCTCGTCCAGCACAAAGACACCTAGAGAAAATCATAAACAAGGTTGTTAGAGAAAAGACAGACATTCTTGAACTTAAGTTTAATGAATTAACTCTAACTGATGAAATCGCACAATCTCAAATTCTTGAAAGATATGTGAAGACTCAAGTTATGACTCCAAATGAGGCTCGTGAAGCGTTAGACTTGCCACTAAGGGCAGATGGAGATCAACCATTTGTTATGTCTCCAAGACAAGCAACTGATGCTAGAGCAAATTTAGCAGGGGATCGTCAAAGAGATTCAGAAAGAACAAATAACAATTCTGACTCACCAACTACAATATCTGGACGAAATGCACAGGGTGAAGGTAGATCATCTCAATAATTGAGATATCACGTTAAAGCGGTGATATAATTATAACGTTATGTTAACAAATAAGGCTCATTGGGAAACTAAAGGTGACAATGTTCGCCTTTCAATGCCCATCGGAAAGATAGACGTTGAACGCCGTATGGTGTCTGGCTTTGCAACGCTTGATAACGTTGATCGTCAGAACGATATTGTAACAACAGAATCTAGTATAACCGCTTTTAAAAACTTCCGTGGCAATCTTCGTGAAATGCATCAACCAAGTGCAGTTGGTAAAATTGTTTCTTTTAAAGAAGATAAATATTTTGATCCAAGCACTAAGAAATTTTATAGCGGAGTTTATGTTTCTGCTTATGTTTCAAAAGGCGCACAGAATGCATGGGAAAAAGTTTTAGATGGAACCTATACTGGTTTTTCAATAGGCGGAAACATCAAAGAGTGGGACGATGCTTACGATGAGAAAATAGATAAAACAATTCGTGTAATTAAAACTTATGAATTGTCAGAACTTTCTCTTGTAGATAACCCAGCAAATCAATTTGCTAATATTGTTTCTATTGAAAAAATTAATGGTCAAAATGTAGTTGATGGATATCTATCAAAAACAGAAATTGAAAATGTATTTTGGGACTCAGAAAACGGTATTGTTATGGTATCTGATTCCGATTCTGCAACAAGCCCAGTAAATGGTAATGCAATGCAGAATATTGGCTTTATAGAAAAAAATGATAAAGATACTGAAAAACTAATAAAATTCTTAGTTGATAGTGCTAAAGGCATTAATACAATTAAGATTACTAAGGAGGTAAATCCAATGACAGAATCAACAGAAGCAGTTGTAGAAACTGCAGTTGAAAATGCAGAGGTTGCTCCAGAGGCACAAGCAGCAGAGGTAGTGGCAGAAGCAACAGCAATTGTTGCAGAAGCAGTAGAAACCCCTGCAGTCGTTGAAGAGGCACCAGCAGTTGAAGAAACTGCTATTGCTAAATCAGATGACGCTAGTGCAGAATCTTCTGCCGTAAAAGCAGAAGTTGAAGTAGAGAACGCAGTGGAAAAATCCGTTGCAGATATTAAAGAAGAAGTTGCAAAAGCAGTTTCAGAAATTAATGGTTCTCTTACTAATGCCTTTGGCGATCTTGCTGCAACCATCAAATCTCTTAACGAGAAGGTAACAGCAGTAACAAAATCTCTTGAAACGGTAACATCTGATGTTAACGGAATTAAGAGCAACTTTAACGAGTTTGGCAAGCGAGTAGATCTTGTAGAACAAGATACCGCTTTCCGCAAGTCTGGCGATCTAGGCGAGATCGTACAGGAATCACCACAAGTGATTCACAAATCCCTATGGGGCGGTCGTTTCCTCACAAATGCCGACCTATTTAACTAAGGTAAAAAATCACTAGGAGGTGAAAAATAATGTCGGAACAAAACACAAACATAGAAAAAAACTATCCAGGTGCAGGAGATGGCTCAGAGATTAACTCTGCAGGATCTTTAGTATCAGGTGGTGTTGGTAGTGCTACTGGTCTGAATGCTGCAGGAGGATCTGTAGGTTCACAACTTGGTAACACTGCTACTGCAGGATTCGGTGTAACAACTGGAGATAACGCAGTCAATCCAACTGGCAACGCAGGAGGTATTCTACGTCCTGAACAAGCACAACGTTTCATTGATTACGTCTGGGATGCAACTGTCCTCGCTAAAGATGGCCGTCGTGTCACCATGAGAGCAAACACCATGGAAATTGAAAAAGTCAACGTCGGAGAGCGTGTAATTCGTGCAGCATCACAAGGCTCACCAAACTACACAAACACTGGCGCTAGATTTACAAAAGTTGAACTAACAACCAAAAAGATTCGTCTTGATTGGGAAGTAGCAACAGAAGCACTTGAAGACAATATTGAAGGCGGAGCATTGGAAGATCGTCTAGTACGATTAATGACCAACGCATTCGGTAACGATATTGAAGATCTTGCTATTAACGGTGATGGAGCAACAGGAGACTTCT